CCCCCATTTTCTGCCAGCATTGGGCGAATGTATGCCCACGCATTGGGATCACATAGCGACCACTCAGAGAAGACCACGCCGACAGGGTTTGCGCCTACCAGTGAATCATAGTTATCAGATCCGGCAAGCTGCCACGTTGAGCCATTCTTTAGCTCTATCATCATCTCCTGGGACGATGTACGCGCTCTCACAGCCTCAGGGAACACCTGATCGAGTATTGATTGACCGTCGCTGTTTATGCCGTTCCAGATGGCCTTTCTTGCCTGGGTTTGCTTAGGGAAGAGGTGCCAATAGTTCCCCTTGCGCTTGAACATCTCTTTGGCGGTGAAGTTGAGGCTTGTTGAATCCTTCCCCGCTCTACGATGCCACACCAAACAGGCACGCTTGATGCCGTTATCCATCGCTCGGAAGAAGTCTATTTGATGTGGACGGGGTGCCCAGTTATTCGGTATTGATATCTCAGGCATTCTTAAAGTCAGCGATCTTAATTTGTAAAGGATCCCCACCCTCTGCTGTTATCTCTTGCGACTTCAAATCGGGGAGATATTTAGCCAGCGCCTTAAACCTTAGATCTGCTGATGCTTTAAGTTTAGACAGTTCAGCGTTAAACGTATCGCTTTCATGGTCTAAATTTTCTATTTTCTCTATTAAATCAAAGAGATGCTGAGTAGACCCGCGCTCTTGCATATATTCTCGGAGCGTGTCTTGCCGTATCTTACGGTTTCGGGTCTTAGTGTGTAGTTGTTTGTTCTCGCTCATTGGATTTGTTCCCAAAAATACGATCCCAATTATCTCGGAATGCTTGCCGACTTTCAGCCGTTCCCTTTCTTGCGTGTTGACCCTTGCCCCCATGTGTCCAATTGGGGAAATGTCTCTCCGCAACCTCAGGTTTGAGTTTATGGCGCATGTCCGGCATTAGATCATGACCCCGAAAATGAACCCGCCCAGGAATGCCGCACCTACCGCCAATGGGGTGAAAATCGGCATCAAAAGCACTTCGAGATTTAATTTTTTCAAAATTTTTTTCACTGCTAACCCTCCGATTTTATTGGACTTTTTGCATTGTAGCAAATTATTTTGCATTTTTTTTACTTTAGGGGGTTGACAAGTTTTTACTAGACATTCATAGTTCGCTTATCGCTTCGGCGATTACTCAAAAAATATAAGCATCAGACGAACGGAGTAACACCATGAACAACGCACAAGTTAAAGAACTTATCGACGCCGGATTTGCCCGACTCTATCCCCTCACTCACTGGACGCACACCGACCACCGCGCAGCAATGCTCGATTACGAGTTGAAGATTCAAAAGCAATTTCGCGCTGCATGCCCGCACGCTCCCAAGTGGCAGCACACTAACCAAACCGTTGCAAAGTATTTTGTTATTCACGCAGTCAAACAAGCTCTAGCGTTTGACACCTTCCGACCCCGCGACATTCTGCACTGCAAGCAATCTTACATCATCGCCCAAGCTCTCAAAGATCACGACGAAAAGAAACTGCGCGAGATGGTCATTGACTTCGATTGGGATGCCTTCGACTCTATCGAATACAGCTATTCAGACCTTTCTTTTCGATCAACAGAGGAGGCGGCATAAGCCGCCCATAGGGAGCAAGACAATGACTATTGAATTCGAAATTGACACTTACAAGATCCCCGCTTTTGCGCTGTCAGCCATAGTGAATGGCGACTACAGCGGAATCATAGATGATGATGATGAGGCTTTTGTGGACAATCTCTGCGAGTGGCTCGATGAGGAATACGGCGCGGGTAACTGGCACATAGGAGACGTGAGCGAGCAGTACTTTGGCAGATCAGACTTTAGCTTCTTACCCAGTGAAGTCTGCGATGTTGACATTGCTTACAAGCTGGTAGACCTAGACTAAGGAGGCGGTCAAGTGAAAAAGTATCTCGACATAGCCGCCGCCGTTTTGGTTCTGGTTTGTTTCTCGTTCCTCATGGCCTACACGCTCATAAATTGGGCGCTAGGCTGTGGGGAATCCTTCCCCCAGGCAGACGGTACACGCATCCAAGGCGAGTGCGTAGAGGTTCGCCGGATCTTTGACCTATGAGCATTCAAGAAGTAATGCAAGCGGCAAGGAATGGCAGGTCGGTCAAATGGCATCATGATGGATATGATGTGATTTTAGATAGCCTTGATCGGTTCTTGGTTGTATGCCGAGACAATCAATACACTACCTTCCTATATGAATCTGATGCAAAAGATTGTTACATTGCAGATGTAATTTGACCTTTAATCCACACGGCCCCCGATCTTGGGGGCTTCGCTTTCTTCAGATTTTAAATAGCCGCCCACCTCTCGCTCGATGAGCATATCAATATAATGCTTGGCTTTTCGGAGATCCTCGACGTTGGGCCTTGCCTCTCCGTCCTTGACCTTTAACCGCCATCGCGAGATATATTTTACTACGTTTCCCTCACAAAACCCAAGGTTATTCGCAAGGATATATTCCGTGGGCTGGATCATCATTAGCTTGTAATGGTTGCCGCCGACTTGATCGTCAAACACGCTCATTCTAAAGCCTCCGCTGTTACTCTCAGTCTCGTGACCTCTCCAAAATCTTTGTGCAAGACAACGCACGTCATCGATCTGTCGGCCCCATAACCCGACGCGTTATGCCAAGCGTCAGTTGGTGGAAGAATGTTCCAATGTTCCATCACCATTCCCCCCATTTCTTTGCTTTGCTGATGGTGAATATGTCCTAACCAACAATACGTTCGACGGCTCTCTCCCCACTCCTTCCGAAGATTTCTGGTTATCGCTTCATAAAGCCTGTTCGCGTTTATCTTATCTCCGTGATGCGTGACGATGAGATTCTGACCGAACGTAAACCATACGAACTTATTGAAATTATCCAAGACCGTGACCCGTTTGTCATGTTCGAAATACATTTGGATGGCCGTGTTTAGAAACAAGGCGGCATCAGGATCGTGGTTGCCTCTCGCGTTTACGATCTGGACATACTTGTGCTTCTGAAGCATTCGCAGAACGATTCGTTTAATCAGGTGAGTGCCCGCCCTAATGGTTCGGCCCCATCTGCCATCGGAATCGAGCAAGTGTTTGCTAGATGCTGTGGTGCTGGTGCTGTCTTGGATGTGGAAGAAATCCCCGAGGTTGATAAGCGTACCAATCGAGGCGTTCGGAGCCGATGCGACCAAGCGATCAACTGCGTCCTCTAAAATTTTCTCTGATTTGTCAACGTCCCAATCCTCTCCCGCTTCTTCGCCCCAGGCGTACATTCCGATATGATGATCTCCGATTAGGTAGCAAGCCATCAGATCGTTGTCAGTTTTGGTGGGTTTGGGCAGGGGTTTGTGGACCCCTTTCAGTTCATCCTTCAGCCCTTCCGTTAGCTGCGCGACCATCTCTTCCAAGGCGATCTTTTCCGGTTCCTGAATGTGCCATTGCAGCTTGATCGAACCGTCTTCGCCATAGGCGGTTGAGACTCGTTTGGTGGTGAAGCCAGGCGCAGTCGGATGGGTTAGATCATCGTTCGGGGAATAGCCTCGGCCAGCCGCTCGCTTTTGAATTGCCCGAATAGCTTTGTGGATGTTCGAATGATCGCCACCAATCTCCTCTCCTATCTCTCTGAGAGTCAATCCTTTGGCACAAAGCTCAACGATCTTCCTCTGGCGCTCTGTCAAGCAGAACTCCAAGTGCTTTAGTGAGAGGTTCATTCTTCTTCGGGAGCCGTGAACATGCTCGAAAAGATATGCTGCGCCACGGTCAATCGACCGATCACTTGCACGAGATCTTCAGGGATTTGGGAGAACACCCCAGGCAGGTCCAAGGTGTAGCCGTTATCATACTCGCAGATAACTACCGCGCCCGAGATCTTGCCAGCTTCAGCCTCGTTCGCTATCTGCCTGAATAACGCCGCGACGTTCTCAGATCGTTTGTCCAAGAGTGTGACTGTTCCCATCGTTCAGTCCTTTGTAATGGGCGAGCAATTCTTTTAGCTCTGGGATACCTAACTTCCGTTTTTCATGTGGCCCTTCTAGCCACTCCACCCGCTCTTGTCCGATTTTCACTAGCAAGTTTGCCCGATATTCTGTCAAGTTGCCACTCTTCCAATTATTACACTGGGCGCATTGGGCATGGCAGTTATCCGGCTCGAACCTCAGTTCAGGGTGACCGCCCACGGATCGGTAGTGACCCGCATGGATCTGCCCTGTCATTACTCTGGCGCATGAGATGCAGGGCTTTCCCTTGTCTCGGGTTCGGATATATTTATTAAACTCGGTCTGTGTTCGACGTAACCAATAGGCTCGATCTGTTTCTCTAGCTGTCTTCTTTTTCTTGCGATTCTCAGCCAGAGCTTTTCTCTCTTTTTCCTTTTTCCCCCAAGCCAGTATGCACGCCATCTCATTGCAGGTCTTTTGAAAGGATGTGAACTTAGGTTCATATTTATCTCCGCAGACTTTGCATTTTTTCATTACTGATTAACCATAAAAATCAATAGGTTATGTCTCCCACTTAATCGGATCTCTTAACTGAAACCCCAAACCCTCGAAGTGTTCGCGCACCTTGTCCAGGTACTCAGAATGTTGAGCAACGTTCATCCCTCTGGTCACTGGATAACCGTGAGGCTCACGCATCATCTCAAGTTTGTACTCATAGGGAATTGGTCTCAGGATCCGGTCATAGCTCTCCCGATAGCTGGGACTGTCACGTCTCAAGATTGGTATACCAAAGTGAAGTTTGCAATAACCCCTGTATTCCTCAGCGGTCATATCCCCTTGCTTGGCCGCGTCCCGCATCCACATATTCGCAGTCCGATTCTGTGCGGTTGACCGATCTTTACCTGCTCTCCTAATGAAGACTTCCATCGGATAGGTGAACTCGCACTTCCGCAGCATATCCAACAGTTTATTTTTGTCATCAGTGCCGTGTAGCACCATCTCGATTTCGGCCAATTCTAGCGGTTCAATAACCTCACCCTTTGGGTAGGTATTACTTTGCTTCATAATCGCCTTGTACGCCTCGTGCTTGCGTCTGACAGCCTGTTTATCCATGACCTTATCTCAAGTTTTTGAACATGGTTTTGACTTCAGCGATTTGTTGGTCAGTGACCACTGGTAATAACTTCGATCCAGTGACGCAGATGTCGTGATGATATTGGGTAAATTCATAGGCTCGACAGATCCGGCAGAGTTGCGGGTAGTTATTCACGGGTTCCGTGGGCCGATAACCGTCGATCTCCTCAAGCATTTTCTTGAACTGCCCGAGCGTAGGCGCACGACCTGGGTACTTGTCGATCATGGATTTAGCGCATTGCTCAATCGCATCATCACGATACTCAAGCAAATGCGAGAACCACATGCGCTTGGTTGCCGCTAGGTCTTCGCCTTCCTGACCATGGTTGAAGTTTGGATAGGCTAGTTTGAGCGTAGCGAACAGACGATTGATCGTCGCTTGCTGAAGCTCACCAGTCTGTGTGATTAAGGATCGCGAGTGCTGACTTGCTGACATTGGTATCTCCTTTCGGTTCGTAAACGGTCTTCCATCCTTGGGCGTTGGCTTCCTCGATCATCGCGGTTGCATCACGCCCTTGGCTGACAAACTTCTCGATTCTGCCGAGCAAGGTTCGTAAACCTCGTGGCGTGTTGGTTGCCTTGAGTCGCTTTCTGGTTTTTATGTATTCATCCCATAAATCCATATCAATGCCGAGCGCAGCAACGCGAGCGAGAATGATTTTTCTTTCTTGATTGACTATAGATTTATTCTGTTTCTGTTCTGTATCTGTATCTGTATCTGTTTCTTGGACCGTTACAGAAACGTTACAGTCACGTTTCACCTTCGTTACACTATTGCTAAGTCTTTGTTTTTCCCTGTATTTCTTGACTCGGGCATGACTGTTATCAGATAAGAATTGACGATCATCCCATCCAATTGGAATCCAATTAGCATCAATCAAATTGACATCCATTAAGCGCCTTTGGATCTCTTCCAATTCGCGTACTTGGACCCCTAACTTGATCGCCAAAGACCGCTCGAAGAACTCATCACCACCGCCTAATTCTTGCGAGTGACAAGCCATGATTGCTATGAAATGCCAGCGATCCTCGAACGCCAGCATCCTGATTTTGTGATTGTCTACGATGTCGTTGTACAACCTAAACCATTGCACTATAAAGCTCCTTCTTGCTTAATGCTTCGATCTTCCTAACCTTCATCTTGTCATTGACTTCGACCCACACGTCCATCTTGTTTATCCACCACCAGATGACCTTGCGATCTCTGCCAATCTCATTGGCTAGGTCCGTTTGACTCCGCCCCGTTTCCTCCAGGTAGAACCCCAATCTCATTCTGTGCATATCGCTCCCTAAAAATAATTGCTAGTTACGGCTAGACATCCTATTTTAGTTGTGCGAGTATTGCAAGTGTTCATGAAGATAAAGGAGCGGATAGATGAATGATGAACAAAAGTATTACCGTGATCTCTCGCAGCTTGCAGACTTTGTGTTTGAGTTGCAGCGAGTAACGGGTAGCGATTCCAAATACCGTATCGAACTAGAAGGCGAGGAATGGGATGACTTCGAAGTTGCCTATGCCTTGCTGGATAAGTTGAGCCTGCGTGTTCTCGATACCGAGGAGCGTGTTGCCGATTACGAGTTGTACCAGAAAGAAGTTAGGGCTGAATACTGGGCAACCCGTGGCGTATGTTCTGGCCCAGTAGGAGGACGCAAGTGATGCCGGATGGATTGTATCAGTTGCAAGCAGCGGAGCATGGCTTGTACCGCATGTGTTTAAAGAACCAGCTAACGCATTGGGAGGAGCGCAAGCTAAAAGCGTTGGCAGAAAAACTCGAAGCATTGTATGTGCGCGTTGAGAATAGATTAGCGAGGAATGAGAAATGAGCGTATGGGAGACTTTGAGCAAGATTGATTGCTCGCAGTATGTGGAGCGGAAAGGCAACCTAACCTATCTGAGTTGGGCGTGGGCATGGGGAATCACCAAACAAAACTTCCCCGATGCGAACTATGAAATGCAGCCGCATGAAACCTTCCCCGATGGAACCGTGATGGTCCGATGCAAAGTAACCATCCAAGAAGTAACGCATGAGATGTGGTTGCCAGTGATGAATCATCGTAACCAAGCCATCAGTAACCCTGATGCATTTCAAATCAACACCTCAATGATGCGATGTCTGACCAAGTGTTTAGCCATGTTTGGTTTAGGTCATTACATTTACGCGGGTGAGGATGTTCCGCGAGAAGAGAAACCAGACCCAGAGGAGGAGTACAAAAAATTAGTAGACGCCAATTTTGACAGCCTTATGGCGATTCGAGATGGTATTGAAATAGATGACTTATCATCGGCTCACGAAGCGTGGGCAGAGTTAGATGAGCAAACCAAGATAGGGCTGTGGAAAGCCCCAAGTAAAGGCGGTTGGTTCACGACTAAAGAAAGAGAAGTGATGAAATCAACCGAGTTTAGAACAGCGAATGGAGTGTAATGTGAACGAAGTTAAATTTGTTAAAGGATTGTTTGCCAATAAGCCACACGAGCGGGCACCGGATTTCATTGTGTGCGAACTGTCAATCAAGGCCGATGAGTTGGTTGGGTTTCTGAATGACCAAGATGGAGAATGGATTAACCTCCAGGTAAAGGTTCCTCAGAAAACCAATCCTGATAAACCCAGACGTTTGACGGTAGCCATCAACGATTGGAAACCAGAGGGCGGGAATCAACGCAAGCCAGCCAAGAAGGATGACTTCGACGATGATTTGCCATTCTGAGCAAGAGCAGGCGAAAGCCTGCCTTGAATGCCATAAGCATTTGCCTCTAACCTCATTTTCCACAAACCCGAACATGAAAGACGGTAGGATAAATACGTGCAAAGAGTGTAAAAAAATTTATTCAGCCAAGTGGCGTCAAAACAGAGTGCGACATTTTAATTGCGGGTTTTGTAATAAGCCGATCAGAGCCAGAGGGCATGGCATGGTAAACATTTGCAAGATTTGCAGGAACAAAGGATGCAGTTCCATGGATCTGCCGATGTGTTCTATAGCTAATGATTGGCTTCGTATGGGGTGGTCAGCCAAGGGATCGAACCTCGGTGTAGCTCATAGGGGAGCGGAGGGGAGGCTACAGTCCCAGACCTGACCTTAGTAAATCCAAACTACGGGGGTTGTCTTGCGGGTGTCCACATGGATAAACGTCTTGGCAACCCCTATCCCAGTGAATCCTAGCGCCATTGCATTCTTCACGATGATGTGACGCTGACCCCCACCATTAACAGCGATATCAGCAGCAATCCCTTGAGCATGAGTACCAGGTTCGGCCTTCTTTGCTTCAATAGAATGATTTGGCGAGCGATAACCGCTAGTAATACGGAAAGGAAAACCGCAAGTATCTCGCAGTACATCGAGAAGGTTGACAAACGAGTCTTGGATTTCATTCTCCCCTGTCTCCTGACAAGCGAATTCCTCTCGTGTGAAGTATTTAAAACTCATTTCTTCGCTCTACGTTTAGCGGCCTCGCTCAGTTGAGCATAGTGAAACAGAGGTTTAGATAGCTTGGTATGGCTTGCCCCAGTGTGAAGCTCCTTGCCCATCTTATGCGTTGGGCCAGTGTGCTTCTTGCCTGATTTCGTATAGTGCGTTACGCCCTTAGCCATTAGTATTTCTTCTTCGCTGTCTTCGCTGATTCTCTGAAAGCCTTAGCCGTAGGTGCGCCAGGATCCCCAGGCTTACGCATCTTCTCACCAGATCCAGCAGCGATGCGTTTACGCTTGGCTTGGATGTTTGCGTACAATCCTCTCTTTGGTTTTCTCATTACCATTTCACCTTGTCTGCCCAGTAAGCCGCTGACATCTTTCCTTTGGCGATGTTCCTGCGGTGCCTTGCTTTGAATGATTCTCTTCTCTTTCTCGATGCCTCTGATTCACCCTCTCGACTAGGCGAACCGCTAACACCTTGTTGACCAAAGCGTATTGTCTTAGTCTGTCCACCTTCACGGGCTACCACCACATGAGATTTAGTTGGATGTTTGGGAGTCCGTTTTGGTTTGTTGTAACCAGAGACCCCGATTCTTTTTAACAGAGACTCGCTCATTTCTTTCTTGACTTCCCAGCCTTGGAGTAAGCAATCGCCACTGCTTGCTTCTGTGGATAGCCCTCAGATAGCAGCGAACGGATGTTCTTGCTCATTGTTTTCTTAGACTTACCCTTGAGTAACGGCATTACTGTTTCCTCTCTACGCCTGATTTCTTCTCGTAGGTTCTCATAGCGCCTAATCCTAGCATCCCCATCAATACGGGCATCATGGTGGCAGTATCAATGAGCGGAACTTTAACACCTATTTCCAGTAATGCTAAGACAAAGTTAGCAAAAGGGATCACCATGAAGTTGCCCGCCATGCCTAGAACACAGACCCAACCAACAGCAGGACGCCAGCCACTAACGAATAGACTGTGATGACCAGCCTCTACTTTGTTGACTTCGAGTTGTCCCTTTGCCAATTCTTGCGCATGACGTTCAGCCATTGTCGCTAGATCGTGCGCTAGTTTAGCCTTCTGGTCTTTGTCCTCGATGAACTTATCTAGTAGGCCAGAGACCGGACCTATTAGTTTCTCAATCATTTTCTGAGTAACTCATTGATTGCTTTCCATGCTTCAATCATCTTTGACTCAAGAACGTCCAAGCGGTTCAGAATCTTGCCGATAGTGAGGATCAGAATGAATACTCCAGCAGCAATAGGCCAGAGCGATACAATAAAATCTACTGTCTCCATCATCCATCCTTGGCCTGATTGACTACTGACTGATTCCAGATATCAAATAGGGTCTCGATCTTCTCAGCGATTGTTGCTTCTTTAGCTGATATAGACCCGACTTCTAACTGAAGCCTACGAATATCTTCACGTAACTCTTTGACCTCGATCTGCTTTTCTTTGAGCGCCATGATCTCAGCATTCTGAATCAGATCGTCGGGGAGTGCCCCTAGATTCCCGAGTGGCCAGTTGGTTACGAAGTGAGAGTTCTTATCAATCGTCATGTTCTGAACGATTTGACCGTGTTCGAGCGAGGTGATTCTGGAATCCAAGGTGACGAAAGCCGTGGTCAAGGTGAACACGGCAAAGCCAATAGAGATGATCGCTTTTATCGATATCTCGAAATTGGTGTTCTCGTCAATCTGAGCCATCGTTGTTGACCCACCCTTGAACGGTGTCAGACTCCCAGATCCTCAGACTTAACCAGATGATTGTAAGTAAAGCGGTGATGTCAGGAAGCCATCCCGCAAGCGTAGCGATACCGCCTGATACTGCGACTCCATCCACTATTGTTTTGGCTTCCTCTTGCATGGCATTAAACGCCTCTAGCACCGTAGCGATCACGCTTCTTGCCAATCCTTACCACCACGCTGTCACCACCAGTGAACTCACCAGTTTTGCAGCCAGCACGATAGAACAGAACCTCAGGCTCAAAGCCTACGTTTTCACTGATAGACGTGAAAGTATCCACATCATGCCAAGTAGAATTATCGTAACTTCTCTGGCAAGTAACCGTGGTGCCTGCGCTCAATGTCCCAGATATGGACAGGTTGAAATCACCATCAAAACGAACCGCGTCCGTGAAGGAGTTGGCCGAGGTGATTGTTTTCTCTACTAAAGTAGTCATCTTAATCTCCTTCTTCGGATTCCTGTAGCTCTGACTTCAGAGTATTTACATACCCGTTGATCAGAAAGTTTAGCTCTTCCACCTGATCTTTCAATGATTCAATTCTGACAACCATCTTTTTTTGCTTGTCGGTCAGTGAATCAATCTGGTACTCATTATCCCCAATGGTCAAAGTGGCCATCTCCGCTCCTTATAGTTATTACCAGGGCACACCGTCAGCCGTGGTCGGGTTCTTCTGGTCGTTGATGTTAGCTGCAAGCGAGGCTTCGATACCGTCTTTGTCAACGCCATTTGCCCAGCACCAACCCAAAACTTGATCTTGCGTGAGCTGATCGTAAGGCGTGAAGTCAGGGCTTGATGCGTCGTAAGTAAAACCGCAGGTGCCGTATGCAGAAGCAGAGTAGTCTCCGTCCACTTCAGTTACACGCCAGTGTGCGACTGTTACGCCACCGTCTGCTACGTTGTGTTCGAGTGTTGCGATTGTCCATGTTGCCATTAGTTAACTCCTTCTAGTTGTGCAACTCGTGCACGTAATTGTTGAACTTCTTTGATAAGCATGGGGACTAATTTGCTGTAGTCCACGCCCATCATTTCCTCTGGATCTTCTGGTTGACTTACTGCTTGAGGTGCAACAGTGACAAGCTCCTGTGCAACCATGCCGTACTTCTGGTGTGACCCATCAGCCTTCCAGTCAAATGAACGTACTTGGATTGCGTCGATGTCATCAGAAGCAGAAGGTGCGTCTACGATGTTAGATTTCAGGCGTTGATCTGATGAGGTGTTGTAGACTGTAGCTAAACCATTCGTAAAGATAGAACCGACTGCACCATTTCCGTTTCTAAAAACAACATGCCCTTCTGACCCTGTTCCCGTTCTGCTAGATTCGAAATTATATGAAGACGCATTTTCGGCAGTAATTTTTGCACTAAAACTACCGCTAGTAGTACCAATCAGCAAGTTGCCGCTGGAGTCGATACGCATGGCTTCATTTGATCCCGCACTACTTCCGTAAGACCAAGCGTGAGTATAGCCACGATATATAGCATTAGCCCATTTACCAGCAGTGCTGTTTAA